AAACTGCGATCTGCGTCGTGCCGGCGGCGTCGACCCCGGTCCAGGTGGCGGTGAGTAGGTCCGGGGCCGCGTTCTGGCCCGCCGTGATTTGCACAGTGCGGGTGTTGCCGGTGGCGGTGGTGGCGGTGCCGGCCGCGTGGATCGTCGAACCGTCCGCCCTGGTCACAGCCACGGTGGTTGTGCCAGGGTCGGACGGTTCGCCGTCCTGATCGATGGCCAGCCAGTTGAGGGACGCGGCCACCTGGGCCACGATGTGCTGACGGACCGACATGGTGTGTTACTCCTCGATGGCCTTCGGGGCCTCGTCGGTGGCTGGGGTCTTCGCCTTCTGGGTCTTCGCCTTCTGGCCCTCTTCGGTGACTGGGGCCTTGTCGGCTGTGTCGGTGACGACGAGGTGGCGGGACCCGTCATCGCGGGTGACCCATTCGGCGGACGGGACGATGGACAGGTCACCCTTACGGAGTGCCTCTTCCCACCGTTCCAGGGCATGGCCGCTGGTCGGGATGTCCATCTCCAGCAGCCCGCCACCAGAACCGCGAACGAAGGCGGTCGCCATCAGCGCGGCACCCGGAAGGCGCGCACCGCACCGGCGAACGACGCGGCCAGGTCGATATGGACCGTGCCGTCCGACTGGAGATAGCGTGCCGACTCGAGGCCGGCCACCGTCATGTCGCCGGTGGTGGCTGGGACGGTGATGTCCAGGTTGCCCTGGCCCGCCGAGAGGGCGGGCGGCGAGTCGCCGGCCACGATGGTGGCGACACGGTCGGAGCCGTTGGTGTTGGTGAACCGGATGACGATCTCTTCCAGGGGGACGCCTGCAAGGTCGATCACATGATCGTTGGTCGGGTCAGCGACGGTGCCTGCGTTGGTGGCGGCGCCGGTCTTGGACAGGGTGACGATGGGGACATCGGTACGAGCCATTTGGGTTTGCTCCTTTCAAGAGCAGAGTGGGGACTTTGGAAGGGTTGAATTCCCCAAGGGGGGCGTTGGCCCCCCTTGGGGAACTCAAATGGGTCAGGTGATCGAGGCCACCACGGTGGCGATGGCGTCCGGGCGGACGAGCTTGGCGCCGTACACGTGGAGGCCCTTCACAGCGTCAGCGAAAGCGGACTCCGGCCGGTACGGCTCCACGCTGACGATCTGCTCCGCGTACGAGATGGCGGACGGGTGGCCGGCCATGACGGCGTAGTCGTCGCCAGTGACGAGCGGGGCGTTGTTGGACGACATCACGTCGAACCCGAGCGCCCGGCCGATGATGCCGTTACGAAGGCCCTGGTCGGTGCCGGAGGCGTCGACCCGCACGAACTTGTCTTCCTCCAACAGGAGGCCCTCGTACCACGGCGGCACGACGCACCAGCGGCCTTCCTGCGGGACGTTGGCCTCGTCAAGCTTCGTCTTCAGCTTGCGCAGCTGCGTGTAGGCCAGAGCGCCAGTCGTGACGCTGACAGTGCCAAGCTGGTTGGCCGACTGTGCGCCCGAGTAGAGCGCCGCCACGTACTGGTCGGCGACGTCGCGCAGGCCGTACACGGCCTCAAGCAGCGCCGCCTCCAACTCGCCGCCGGGGGACTGCGCCTTGTCGATGTCGTCGACCTCGAACGCGAAGTACTTCGCCTGGTCGATGTACAGCGCACGCTGTGCGTCAGTCAGCGTCTCGGGGTTGATCGTGGTGCTGTTCTTCGTGTAGGTGCCGATGGTCGGCCGGTTGATGGACCGGATGCGCACAGTGTCGCCCTGGCCGGCGATGTCGCCTTCGTAGTCGCGGTTGACGACGCCGGGCTGCGCGTAGCGCAGCGCCTTCTTGAGGTTGGTCAGCATGGTGGCCGACCACACTTCGGGAATGAATGAGATGGCCATGGGGGGGTCCTTTCGTGGGGGTTACTTGGGGGTGACGCCCATGAGCTCGTCGAGTCGCCCGTCCTTGCGGGCCTGCTCGATCTGCTCCGGGGTCATGGTCTTGAGCGCTGCACGGTCACGGATCGGGGCGGCGGCGGCCGGCGTTTGCCGTGCCCCCTGCCCGAGGTCCTTTGGCGGTGCAGGTTTCGGGGGGGTGTCCGACCGGGGGGCCAGACGGTCGATCCACTCAGTGATCCGCACGGTGTCCGGCTCGCCGTCGTCGGCCAGGAACTTCGACGCGTCCAACCCTGCGAGCAGGGCGTCAGTGTCGATCCTTCCTGCGGCGGCGGCACGGAACTCGGCGGCGACCAGGCGACCGGCGAGCCCGGTGCGGGTTTCGGCCTTAGCGGCGGCTACTGCCGCTTCGATGGCTTTCTCCTGGTCGGACATCATCGACGCCTTCAGCGATTCCAGTTCCTTCGCCGCAGCCAGGTTGGCTTTGGCGCGGTCCTCGTGCTTGCGTGCCAGGTCCTTCCACTTCGCCGCCTCTGCTGCCATGTCGGCGGCCGGAGGGGTAGCAGTTTCGGGCGCCTGGTCGGTGGGGGCACCGGTGGGGGTGTCGTCAGGCATGAGTGGTATCTCCCTTGTCGGGTGTGTTTCGTTGCCCCATGCGGGGCAGGGGACCGCGGCGTTACGCAGCGGCGAACTCAGGCCAGCGGCGGGGCGGGAATCGCCAGGTCGCCACCGGCCTCGTTGATGATCTTGCGGGCCTCATCGGCCGTCAGCACCGAGCCGACGCCGAGGTACACCTTCTGCACTGCCTCAGCGACCGACAGCGGCGTCCTCCATCGGGGGGCCCATTGCCGCGATCTGACCGGGGGTAAACTGGAGAATGTCCTCCATCACCGTCCGCCACGGCACGCCGGCCGCGGACGCCTTCGACGCGGCGTCGTACCGTTCGCTCAACGTCGCAAGGTCTGGCCGCAGCCATGACACGTTCACCGTTGGCGCCTCGGCGCCCATCCGCTGGAGCGCCATCCCGATCATCCGACACAGAGGATCGGATGTTTCGGTGATGCGCGAATTGGCCCGGAATACAAGCCCTTCACGCTGCGTGGTCGCACCCTCGGCTGAGCCGCCCTCATTCGGGTAGAAGTAGTAGAGCGGCGTACGGGTCCGGCCAGCCAGGTCGCGCACGTCACCCTTCACCGATTCCAAAATCGGCGTCAGATCAACCCCCGACGACTCCCACAGTTCCACTCCAGCGGGAAGTTGCCACAGTGCGCCCGGGTCGGCGGCAAGCAACACGTTGTAGTCGATGTCCTTGCCGTACTCGTCTTTCGTCGGCAGGTTGCCCTTCACTGCCCGCTGGCGGAACGCCTGCAAGACGGCCACCTGGACACGCTGCAACACCAGCAGGATGATCCGGTCCAGGTCGTCGATCACATGTTCGTACTCGCCCATCGTGCGCCCGTACAGGTCGCCACGGTTCGGGAACCACACCACCGGCACGAACGGCTCCGCTTCAGGCTCATCCCACGTCCACCGGTCCGCCGTGTACTGCATCGGGCGCAACGCCTTACACTCCTCCGCCGTAGGTGCCCGGTCCGTAACCGGCCGCGTGCCGCGATGCAGCCACGCCCCGTCATTGTCGGCCACCCACAGGTAGGCACGATCCACCCCTGCGGCGTCGTCGGTGAACACCTTCAAGGCTGCCAGAACAGTCCGGCCGTCAACCGGATCGACTTCACACACCACCTGCCGGGCGTCCTCGAACGTCACCCGCGGCACGCCGATTGCCTCATCAACAGTGCCGACGATGGCGTACGCTTCGCTCAACACCGCCTTCGACCGGAACATCTGGCTCGCGCGGGCGGTCAACCCGTTCGCCTCCCACACCTTCCACGCGTCATCGGTCAATTCGCCGGCAGCGAACTGGAGAACCTTCATCCGCTCCACCACAGACTCGACGATGATGTCCGCCCAGTTCACCCGCGAAATGCGGCGGAGGTACTCGAACGCCGGGTTCGCGTCACCCTTGTCAGGCCGCGGTGGCATCGGCGGATCGGACCGGGCATACCGGTCCAGCATCTCGTAACGAGCCTGACGGGCCCCCAGCTTCGTGATGAGCCGATCCATCCACCATGCGGACGTGAAGGGGATTGCCATAGGTTGCCCCTTCCTCGGGTCATCGGATGCGCCTCGGTGGCGCAGGTGGCGCAGGTATCTCAGTGCCCGCCCCTGCAACGGCGGCGGCGGCGGCGAAAATCGGGGCCACGTTCGTGGACGACGACCGGCGCGACCATGGCGCACTGTCCCCCGATGCACGGGCCGCCAACCCGTTCACCGCCTCGTTCATTTCGGGTTGACCGCGATGCCGTAACGTGCCGTCCGCTACGGCCTGCTCGATGGTCTGCTGTGCCTCATGGAAAGCGGACGGGCGTACCTCGATCACCTTCACGCCTGCCCGCTCCAGGTCGTCCCGCCACGCCAACGCAGGCGACTTCGGCGGGACGTGCAGTGGCGTCTTATGCCCCTGCGTCAACTGGCGGGCGATCTCCACTACCTCAACCACCCGCCGACCGGTGAGCGCATACCGGGTGGACAGGTGCCGCACGTTGTCCACCCGGCGACCAGCCACAGAAAACCAGGCGGACCGCCGATCCAGCGGCGCATCAAGTGCAAGCCGCAAGGACGCATCCGTGGCGAGCGATTCACCGTCCACCAGTCGCGCCCAACGCTCCGGCGACATGGGACCGGACTGTGTGAGGTCCGGGTCCCACACGCCGAGCGCTTCACGCATCCACGAATCCAGGTCCGGCAGATTCTTCCGCAGCCGCAACATCGACCGGTGAGGTGTGCGATGCGGATAGGACGGGTTCGCCTTGCGCCACTGCTCCACGTCGTCCGGGTCAGCGTCATGATCGGC